CTGCTGCTCCTCGATCTCCAGCCGCTTGCTGTCGAGATAGGTCGTGTAGGCCTTGACGCATTTTTCCAGCGGCCAAAAACCGTCCTTCTCGTCCTGCTGATCGAGATCCGCCGGCCCATGCCCGCGTGCGCCGCCACCGGCGGTCGTGCTGTAGCCGGTGAAGTTGACGACGTTGGTGACCGCCATGTCAGTAAGCCTTGTTGCCGATCTGCGTGGGCGGCATCGGCGGCCGCCCCATCAGCCCGCCGGGCTGCAGGCCGGGCACCGGCGGCGGCAAGGGTTCTGGCCCAGGTGACATGCCAGGGGGGACGGGCGGGGCGCCCGGGCCAGTGTCACCCCCGGGAGGTGGGGGCGGCATTGCAGTATCAGGGCCGCTCGTCGGGCCGGTCATGCCGGCGCCGAGGTTGCTCTGCATGAAGCCGATCATCAGCGGCATCACCTCGCCGGTTTCCTGCGGCGACAACGAGCCGACGAACGCGGCGAACTTTTCCATCACAGACATCACTCGCCCTCATAGGTTTGACGGCCGATCGACAGCGGCCACCGTGTTCTTGGTGGCTGCGGCGCATACTGCTTGGCCTGGTCTTCGTGCAGTTGCTGCGCGTAGGCATCGCTTTCCGCTGGCGTGCTGAACTTGCCGAGGTGCTGGCCGGTCTGGCGATAATGCGCGATCGCATCCTCGTCCGACATGATGTAGCCGTCAGGATGCACGGTCGGGATCAGCACCTCCTTGCCGTCGAGGTTCACGCCCATCGAGCGCACGGTGGAGATCGAGCCGTTCGGGTTCTTCACCACCGGCCGCTTGGTCAGGTCGATGTTGCCGGGTTCAAGTTGGGGCATCTATCTGCCCTCATAGCGTTGCCGGCCGATCGTCAATAATCCCGGCGGCCAGCCGGTCATGTCCGGTGTCGGCATAGCCGCCTCCTAGAATTGCCGCCAATCATCCGCCGCAGTGCTCTTACGGTAGACCTCGTAGCCGGACACATCCTCGGGCTTTGGCGGTTCTTTCACTGCAATCCACGGCCGGCTCATGCAAGCGTAGCGGCACTCGTCCGCGGCATGGTCCTCGCTCTCGGAATAGACATCCTCATGCCGATCGGGATCGTGTTGCAGAAATGGCACAGTCCTGATGAAGTCCAGACAGGTCGAGAACACGACCAGCATGGCGTGGCCGTCGTCGTTGCCGACCAGCCTGGCGCGCACCTGATCCCAGCCGCCGAGGTGCCCCATCACCCGCACCCGCATGTTGTCGGCCTTGCGGAACCAGACCTTGCCGCCGGTGTCGGTGCCCATGCGCTCGGCGATCGAGGGCCCGCCGTCCTGGGCGAACGCGCTCGGATCGAGCACGCCGTAGGATATTTCCTCGCCTTTTTCCCGCGCCAAAATTCCTTTGCCGACCTCGCCGGCATGCAGTTTCAGGCCGACATTGGGCTCATTCGGCCGCATCCCGTACCATTCCCGGTAGCGCACCATGGCGCCGCGCGGGATCACGCGGCCGTGAACCTGCCATTCGTCCGAAGCCACCGCCCACCACCCGACCGAGAACGGCGAGGCCGAGCCCCAATCCATCGAGCGAAACCGCATCCAATCCTTCGGGATTTCGAACGGCTCGATCACATGCCGGCCGGTGTTCCAGCAGTCGAAGAAGGCGCCCAGCGTCACCGACCAATCGCCGTCCAGCCAGGCCTGCACCAATTCCTTGCTGCCGCTCGATCGCAGCCGCTGCTTGTACGCCTCCACGTCGATGAACTGGTTGTTGCCGACCTTCGACGGGATGAAGATGCGCTCCAGCCCGGTGACCGCGTCCACGATCACCTTGTTGCCGAGCGGCGCCGGGTCAATGTAGCGCGTCTTTATCCACTGGTGCCCCGGGCCACCCGGATTGCCCGTGAGCCGGATACCCACAGGCACGCCAGAACCGGATCGTAGCGTCGCGAACAGTTTGAAAATCGGGGCCGGGGAGGGAAAATTCCCCGCCTCCTCGATGTAGAGCCTGGAGTAACTGTGGCCCTGATAGAGCTCGGCGTCGGCGTCGCGCTCCAAGTAAGCGAACTTGAGGCGTGCTCCACTGGGATCGCGCCATGTTTTCTCCTGCTCGTTGTAGGCCCACTTGAGCGGCCCGTAGATCATCCGGCTGCGCTCGATCGTGTCCATCAATTCGGTGCGGGTTCGCCGCAGCATCAACCCGGAGGCGTTGATGCCGTGCTCGTTGGCATGGCGCATCCAATCGCCGAGCATGCCATCGGTTTTGCCGCCACCGCGCGCGCCGCCGAAGAACACCTCGAAAATCGGGCATTCGAGGAGCGCCCACTGGGCGAAGTTGCCGCCCGGCGACCAGATTGTTTTTACTTGGTCAGTTTGTGCGTCCATTGCCGTTCACAGTCGGCGCCGGCAGTGCCGTCAATTCAAGGGTGTCAGGAGTTCCGTACTTCTTGACCCACTCCTCCTTGGTCAGCACCTTGGGCAATTCGGCCACATAGCGCACATTCACATCCGCGCTGATCAGCGTGCGGGTCAGGTCGGGCACCACCTTCTTGAGCAGGCAATCGATCGCGCGCACTTGCGCCATGCTCAGATCGGCCAGCTTGCGGCCGTTCTTGTCCACTTCGCTGAAGATGAATTGGTGCAGGGTATCCACCAATCGGATGGCCTGGATTTTGGAGCGCACCTCGTCGGGGTGAAACTTCATCTGCCGCCGACGTAGCAATACTTTACCGCCGTGGGTCTGGCTGGGCATGGTTTCCTCCTATGGGCCGCCGGCGCCCCACATCTGCGCGAAGTTCTCAAGCTGTCCTGGCAAGCCCAGTTCCCCCGTCGTGGACCAGGCAGTGTTTTCTGGCCCGAACGCCTTGGTGAAATGGATGCTGCCGGCAGTCGCCGGATCGCTGATCGGACGATGCAGATCGTACTGCAGTTTGGCCGGGCTGATCTGATGCCCGAGATACATGAAGTTTCCGGGCGCACCAAGCAGTTGCCCATTGAACGTATTTGGCCGCTCGTCACCCAGGCCACCCTCCGGGGGTTGGCCGCCATACTTGTTGTAACGCTGCTGATTGTAATCTTTCATCGTCCAGAATTTATCGTTGGCGCGAGGATCTCGGTTGCTGAACACACTCGGGAACCAACTGTCCTGTCCCTCGTTCAGGGCCGGCGGCGGCCCCCAATTGCTCTCGATGTATTGCGGGGGTAGTGCGTTCATCCGCGGCCCGCCGCCGCCCCGGAAATCACCCATGCCAGGATCGGGGCCCTGCGCTGCCATCATCTGCAGCAGCCCAGGCACCTGATCCTTCATGGACTGCGGCATCCACGAACCCGATGCCGGCATCGGCAGCGTCGAGGGCTCGATCGCCGGCGCCGCCCCCTGGAATGGCTGCAACGCCGCCATAGCACCGCGAAGGTCAGCCATGGTTCTGCTCCCTATCTGCGGCTGGTCTGGTAATACTGGCCGGTCGCCGGATCATAGAAATACCCGCCGCCACCGCCTGCGCGCGCAGCCGCCGCGGCCGCAGCGCCCCAGCTTCCGGGGCCGCCGGCGCCGAAGGAATTAGTGCCAGGTCGGCCGGTCGAATACGCATCGCCTCGGCCATAGACCCCACCGTATTCGGCGCCCTTGGCGCCGGGGGCGATGCCGGCGCCGCCGGTCTGATAGTAGCCGGGGCCGCCCGGTCGACCGGCGGCGTATTGGTTGTTGCCGACCGTGATTGCCAGACCTGGCCGACCGCTTTCGTCGCCGGGGCGTCCGCTGGGGCCGAACGGCCCGACACCGGCCTGGGTGGGGTTGCCGGTGGGGCTACCGCCTGGCCGGCCGCTGGGATCAGCCTGGGTGCTGCCGCCGCCGTACATGCTCAACAGGCCGGGCACGCCGATGCCGCCACCGGCGCCGAGCGTTGCGGGATTGAGCGCGCTGATCACGTCCTGATTGATCCGCCCATCATCGCCCCGCGTGAGGCCGATGGTTTCTGTCTGCTGCGACGGTGTCGCCCATGGCGCGAGCGGCTCGCCCCTGCCTTGTTGATCGCCCTCCTCCTTGGCGGTCACCATGTTCTGCTGGTTCATCTGATCGGCCAGCGTCTGGTAGCCCTGCTGGATCTGCTGCGGGGTTGCGTCCTGCCGCGCGTTCATCTGCTGCGCCAACTGGTCGTAGCCGGACTTGGCCGTAGCCGGGTCCACGCTCGGCACGCCAAATATCCCAGCTTTGCCCTGCTCGCCCTTTTCCTGGCCGGCAATCATGGCCTGCTGCTCGTTCTGCGCCTGCATCTGTTGGGCTAGTTGGTCATATCCAGCTTGTCGCGCGTTCTGCGCGTTCATCTGGTCGGCCAGTTGCTGATAACCGGCAGTCCGCGCATCAGCATCTTGGGGGCCTCTGCCCTGCTCGCCCAAGGCCTGCGCGTCCATCATTTGCGTCGATTGCTGCGCGTTCTGATTTGACTGCTGCTCATTCATCTGCTGCGCCAGCATGTCGTAGCCGGCTTGCCTGGTGTCAGCGTCTGGCCTTGTGTCGGTTGTTGGCCCGGCAAAGGAAGTAAAGGCGTTCGGGGAATTCTGCGCGTTGCTGACGCCTTGGAACCCCTGCTGCGCGCCGGGGGAAGGGCCGGCATAGTTTGCCGGATCGTTGGCTGGATCAGCCTGGAAATTGGTGGCGATGGTCCCGAGTGCCTGTGCCAGGCCGGGATTGGTGGCGGCGATATAGGCCGACATATCGGGGCCGGTTTTCCCGAAGTCGTTCGCAAACATCGCAGCATTGATGATGCCTTGATCGGTGCCACGGTCGGCCGCCTGCGCCTGGCTCGGGCCGAACCAGCCCGCCGTGGGCGCGGCCTGGTTGGTCGCATATGCGGGGCCGAACACGGCGGTCGGGTCGGCCTCGGTGCGGTCGTCGGGGAGGGGAACGTCAGGGGTGGTTTCCTGCGCCGGCGACAGAATGCCGGTCGGCTCGGCGTTGCCGACCGTGCCAGGACCGCCCGGCATGCCGGGACCGGCCTGCGGGCCGACATCGCCCTGCCCGGGCATACCGAACGCACCGCCGGGAGGAGCGCCGAAGTCGCCCGGGAAGCCGTTAATGCCGGGTGATTGTGCATAGGCTTGGGGGCCGCCAATCGAGGCGGTGGAACCTGGGCCGGCGCCGGTGCCGGTGGGACCACCATATCCCTGCAGGCCGAAGTCACCTGTGGCCCAGCCTGCCGGGCCGATGGCATTGCCAAACCCCAAGTTGCCCGCGCCGGCGGGGCCAAAGCCCATGCTGCTGCCGGCGAAATCCACTCCCCCGGAGGGGCCCCAGCCGTCGCCAGGAGCGTAGCCGAAATCGCTGTTGGGGCCGATGAAGCCGCCCTCACCGCCGCCGCCGCCCTCGGGGCCGCCAATGAAACCACCGCCACTGCTGGACGTGTCGCCACCGAAATAGCCGCCGGAATTGCTGGCCGCGAATGTGCCGGCGCCGCTCTCGCTGCCGGTCCAGCTATCGCCGCCGGTCGGGCTGGCCGGGGCGGTGTCGCCACCGAAGAAACTGCCGCTATCGTTGGTGCCGTAGTAGCCGCCGTCGTTGCTGCCGAAGAAATCGCCACCGGTGTCGCCGCTAGGGGGACCGCCGCTGTCGCCGCCGGGGCCGCCATCAGGGCCACCGTCGAAGCTGCACAGCGATCGGGGCTGGAATTCAACGGCCCAGTGTTTCATTTCGTGGCC